CAACTGTGACTGCAATGCGTTTGTGTTCTGCATATTTGCTACAGTGTCTGCATTGATTGCCTGCTGGATTCCAAATCCAGTCTGCATAACGTTTGTGTTGATTCCATTGAACCCTGTAAGCATGGAATTGTTTACAGCATAGATACCATCGCAAATACCGTTAGTGATTCCATCCAGTTTTCCAAGGATAGACTGTGTGTCAAATCCTCTCTGGATTGCAGAATCTGTGTAAGCCGCCGCAGTAGCACCAGCAGATCCGCCGTTGCCGCCCCAGCCGTTGTTGCCAAAACCATTCCATCCAAAGATGATCGCAAAGATGATAATCGCCCACCAGCCGTCGCCGCCCCACATTCCATCGTTTTTGTTGTTTCCAGTAACTGCCGCAATATCGGCAAGACTTGGAACGTTTGCTGAATTGAACATTTTGTGTACCTCCATTTGTGTTTATTTACAAATGGGAAACCGGTTATTGTGTGCGCACCCCAAAATGTACTAATTTTGTTTAAACATACTCATTATTGTTTGTTTTGCTTCGTCTGTAGTAATTCCTTTTTCATGGCAAAGATTTTCTGCCATTTTTTTTAACCCCTCTGAATCTCCGTTTTGCAACATATTTACGGCATTTTTAGCCATTGGATTCTGTTGCACTTGCGGAGAATTTATCATTTTATTTAACATCAATTGCATAGGATTCATTATTCATCCTCCTTTTTAGCAGAAGAACTTCTTGTTTTCGTTGCCGGCTTAGCCAGATTTTTTTCCAAATTATCAATCTTGCTTACAATCTCATTCAAGGTTTTTTCTAAACCGTCTGTAACGTTCAAAATTGCCCCTATTTGGCTTTCCGTGCTTTCGGTCGATAAATTGCCAACCTCTTCATTTTGAATCGGTTTAAATGTCATTGTACGAATCACACCATCGGCAGTCCAACTTTTAGCATAAATCTCGGATAAATCTTGTTTTGGAAAAAATGCTACTGATCCATTCAAAGGAACATCATTTGCAGTTATCATTTCCGCATTTTGTACAATTTTCCCCATTATTTGCGGTTCCTGCTGGATTCTCTGCGGAATGTTCTGTGCTATCTGCGGATAATTGGTAAAAACCGGGTTATAATTCATCGGCTGTTGCTGTTGCTGATACGGATTGTAGTTCATCTGCATTTTGTTTTTCCTCCTCCAAAATTTCCTCGATTGCTTTCACAACCGATGCCTGCGTTGCCATGTCAAGTCTTTGCAGTTCTTCGCGTGCAAAAATTTTCTCTAAGGTTTTGTCGGATAACATAAGCATCCCTCCTTGTAATTATATTTTTGCATAAAAAAAGACGGTAAAACCGTCAATAAACTTTCCAAAAACTGTCATATTTATGTCAAAACGCAATGTTCAAACTTTTTCAATTTGATGTAAATTTGATGTAAATATCGAGATTTAATTTATGAAAGTACCGAAAACACTAAGGTTCACAATCAAATCAGCACTGTCAAGAGGTGAGTGCTAATTTTTTTATAAAAACTTTGTAAAAACCGTCAAAGCCTTACATAAAGCCTACTTTCAGCATATTCAAAACATCGAAATTTATAAAAACTTTATAAAAAGTGGTATAAATTTACTTAAAATTACACTGTTTTGATGTAAATTTGATGTAAATAAATCATCTGGCAATCTCCGCAATTTCGAGTTTTTTTATCTCTTCATGCAAACGATTTGATGTAACATGAGTATAAATATTCATTGTTACGGAAATATCTGAATGCCCCATAATCTTTTGTAGCACCTTTACATCAATTCCTTTTTCAGCCATCCGTGTACATCCGGTATGCCTTAAAATGTGCGCAGATATGTGCGGCAGAAAAACATCATCTTCTTTTACATCTTTATTATATGCGTTTACAATATTTAGCAATGTATTATTTATTGCAGATGGCATGATTGGATTTCCTCTTTTAGTTATAAAAACAAAATTGGAATATCCGTCTATTGTATCAGATCTGATTCCAGAAGAAAATTGCTTCTCTCTAAAATCCATCATTACTTTGCATAACTCCCGCGTCATTGGAATTTTTCTTTTTCCGGATTCCGTTTTTGGAGTTTCAATGTAAAACTGATACCTGCCATTATGCTTTTTGTAAAGCAATTGATGATCGATATTGATTTCTCTGCTCTTAAAGTCGATATCATTCCAGGTCAAACCTATTGCTTCTCCGCAGCGCACCGCCGTTGTAATCATAAGAAAGAGTAGAGGATAATGCTTTGAATAAACCTTACTGTCCAAAATAAAATCAAGAAATGCCATCTGCTGATCCAAAGTCAGCGCTTCTCTTGTCTTTTTGTTGTTTGCATACAACTTTAAGCAGTCCTTGCATGGATTTTTTAATATTATGTCATTTTTCATTGCTTCATCCAATACAAGGGAAAGCATAATGTTGTATGCTTTGATGGTAGAATACGACAAGCCGTTGTCAGACAATTCATTGTAAAATTTAATGACATGAGATCTTGTCACTTTTCTTGCTTCAATTCCACCTATTCCATTTCGAACTCTATAGTTCCATAAGTTCAAATAGTTATTTTTGGTACTTTCCGATATGTTTCTCCTGCCTTGAAAAGATCCGTCAAAAATCTGATTCAATGTAGAGTTATCATCTATGATTCCAAACACTTCGTTTTTCCTGACGCTCTTTTCCTTTTTACGCAATTCATCTAGTGTTTTTGCATAAAAGCATTTTCTGTTTCCAGATAAATTTTTGTATTGAAACATATAGGTGCCGTCTTTCCTTTGGCATTCTCCGTCTTGCAATACTCTTCCTTTGTTGTCCTTTCTTTTTTTCATGACTAGTCTCCTTTCGATTGAAAAAGAAAGAACATTGCGTATTAACAATATTATCACACACAATGTTCTTTCGCAAGTTATCAAATAACTTCTTTTGATAAAAGGTACTTTTCAAAAGGAACTCGTTTAATTAACGTATGAGAACCCTTTCTCAATATGTAGTTACAATCTTTTTCTTCCACCATATCACGCAACTTGTGTTCTCCAATATTGGTGTATTCGGCGGCTTCTGTTATTGTAAGTAACAATTTGTCTTTGATATCAACCTTTTCTTTCATAGGAACCTCACTTTCTCAACTTTTACTTTTATGATTCTGATTCTTCGATATACGCTGCTTTCACTCATTCCAGATTTTTGTGATACTTCTAAAACACTAAAACCTCTTGAAAGCAAGTTAAATATCCGTTCTTCATCATCGGTAAAGTTTGCATTTAAAATAATTTTTTCAAGTTCTGGCTTTGTGAAATCTGAAAATTTCATAAGCCATTCTCCTTTATGTCCAGCACTCACAAGGGATAAAGTCTTCAAGAGACATCTGTGCATCTTCCCATTCCTTGTCGCTGATAAATTTTTGCTCCAGTTCTTCCAAAGAAACGTCTTTGAACACTGTGTAGCCGACTTCTTTTTCTTTCTGCATTGCGCGGTGGTATTCTTCTGGGTAGTTTTTCCAAACATCGTAGAAATAGCCTTTACCGCCCTTAAAGCATGGTATGCAATTGTTGTGCTTTAATGATTTATAGGCACTCGGTAACTCAATTTTCCATTCGTCTTGAATGATTCTTTTACATTCATCTGACGATATTTGCTTTTCAAACAATGGAAATTTGACTTTTCTTCCTAATTTTTCATTTCTAGCGATTGACTTTTGGACACGTCGCCACTCATCCGGACCATATCCAACGTATTCAATCCAATCTTCTCCAATGCTTTTAAGGTATTTGTAATATTGTTCTTTCATCTGTTGCTTTAACTGTTGGGTGCAGAACGGCATAAACTGTCCTGGAATCGCACTATTTCTGTCTATGCAATCCCAAATATCTTCGCCCCTGCCCCATACAGTCATTGGCAATTTTAGATACCTTGCAACTTTCAATCTGAATTTTTCTGAATCTGCACACTCGCTTAATGTTGGAGTATGAAGAAGAACAATATCCTTTTTATCAATGCTTTTATCCTGCGTAAGTAAGTATGCTACATAACTGCTAGCGGCACCGCCGCTAAATAATACAACGTGTTTCATGACAACCACTCGACAAGAATTGCTTGTTCCGTGGATAGCAGATTTACGGCTTCCAATGCTACTTATTTGTTTTCACGCAATTTAAAATCTGCTTTATTCTCGCCTTTTTGCACCTTTAGGCAGTCAACCTTGGTCTACCAAGGATTCTGTCATTACTCCTTTCCAGTTATTAAGTATGAATATGGCAACGTTTCAATCCATTTGCAAAACTCTCGCCATTCATCAAGTTTATGGTTCTTTCTACTGTGATACATATTTGCCAGTACCTCATAATTCATCATAACATTACGAGTCTGGTTATAGCTGCTTGGAAGAAGCTGAATCATCTGCCACCAAACGTCCTTATCGCGATTCTCTAAAAAGCTCTGTCTGAAAAGATTCAAATACCCAATAGTTGTTTCAAGGCATGCTTCAGAAGCAACATCCATGTGCTCATGAGAGAAATCATCCAGCGTAAACTCTTTTGCCTGAATTTTATGCATAGTACTACAAGAGTTTGCAACTGTACCAATTTTGTAAGTATCAAATTCTTTCCACCAATATAAAGGTGCGGTAATTCTAACATATACCGGCATCATTCTCATGAATTTTCGATGATCTGTTCCAGTTTGGGATAATCTCTGCATAAGAGACTTGTCGTTTTTTCCAATTCCGAAACTATCACTAGAACTCCATTCTGCATTTTCACATTTATAAGTTCCCTCATAGTTGCAACCGTAGCAACCAAGATTGCAATTAACACTGTCACTTTTATCCCAACTGTTCATTGGATTTCTCATACCCTCGATGATAAATTGCATTTGCTCTGGACTAGCCAGAACTACGTGTTCAATTTTAATCATTCTTCTTTTCCTCCTTTTTGTCGTGCACAGCAGAAATAAGTTCACTTATCATATTCTGTGTGCGATGATTTATATTGTCGTTGATTTGTGTAGTTCGATAAAAGGCATCATATAATGTGTCAACATAATGTTTATATCTCTCTACACGTTCTTTGATGTCAAAATACAAACGAAAAAGAATTACAAATAGGATTGCTACAAGTAAAATAATTACATTATTCATTTCAATCTTCCTTCCTTGTTATTCTAGTGGATTTACGTTGCCTGTTTGCTGGAACTGAATATCCAGCACATCATTTAATTGTTGGATGTACCAATTAACATTGAATTTTGTCGGCTCTTCATCCATTTTTATGGATTCGTCAGAGATACACTTCATAAGTGTTTGAATTCTCTTTGTTCCAAATCCAAAATGTTCATGCAACGCAAGAAAAATTATCCCTGCCGCCAACTCCATTCCTCTGTCGTGTCCATACTTATAGTACCTCTGCATGAGTTTTTCAAAAGCACTTTTGCCGATTCCACTTTCGGTCTGCTTAATAAACCATTGCTTTTCATTCATCGACAATTTGTTTTTGTCATGCTCTTTTTGTTCTCTGCGGATAGCCGCTCTTTTGTTCCTTGACATTTTACTTACCTCCCGGCATTCTTCTGATTTTATCTTGCTCAATGCTTAATAAAAGAATAACTGCTTTTCTCAAGACAATGACTTCGTTTTTTACCTTTCTAATTTCAAAGTTCAAAATTAAAATCATAAGCCACGTACACAAGATTATAATTAAATCGCCCATTTTATTCTCCTTTCAATTCTTTCAGTTTTGCTTCAGCCTCGGATTTTGCGAGGAATACTGTTTTGCCAAAATCAGTAAAAGGTATATTTTGCTTATCGAAATGATTTGATGTAACAACTACGCAAAATCCACAAGATGTAAAATGCGTAAAATCTCTTACCTTTGCTTCTGCATAAAGAACATTACAATACGAAGCCATTTTTACATATACTGTATCTCCCACCTTACAAGGCAGTTTCAAAAGCCTGCCTTGCTCTTCTAAATCTTCATAATCTGCTAATTTTGTAAGAACATCAGAGCCAAACTTATTAGGAAATCCTTTATCATCTGCAATAGGTTTAATAGAAGTAGCACTACCATCAAAATTCCGTATTTTCCCTGTCAATCTACTATTCATAAATTCCACCGCCTTTCACGATTTTAAATGCATCTTCAAGCTCCACTACTGGAATTGTTCCAAGTTGTTCCGCTTCATCCTTATTACTGTATATTTCCAACTGTTCCACAACCTCATCCACATCATAGGCTGTCTTGCAATTGTCAATTACATCCAATACAACATTTTTCCAAAGATGTTCGATGTTACAATTTGATTTTTGGATTTTGGATTTCAATTCGTCTGCGTCAATCAATCTGCTCATTCTTCCTCATCCTCCTTGTACGTCTCAGGTAATGGTCTCCATGCAATTATCTCCATATTTATGAAACTATCATTCTTCCATTTTCCATCTACTGTATGCATTGTCTTTGTTTTTCTCGTGCCATCTTCAAACTCAACTGTTACATTCACATCGTCAGATACCTTTTCAAACATCGCATCATTCCATTTACTTGTTCCTTTGAGTGTAGCAAACATAGAATCATGTTCTTCGGGTAGTCTCTCACTACATGGAATCCAACCATCGTTGTGTTCTTTACGTTTCCAAATGAGTTTACCTTTCTTAAAAAATTCATGAAAAATATCCTCTGGTTTTTCGTATATTTCCATTATGTCAAAGGAATCCATGCTTTTATTCTTAAATGTCATATCCGCGTTATAACGGGTTAAAGATATTTGTGTATTATAAAATTCCCAAAAATTCTTATACCCTGCAAGAATATCTCCATAATAAAAAGCATTTTTCAAAACAATGTATGGTTCTCCATTTCTCAAAACAACAACCATTCCGTCTTTCAAATCATTCAATGTCATCATCATTCCTCGCTTTCTTTTCCAATATGTTTTAGTTTCAACTGCTCCACAAAATCATCAATAGCCTTGTTGTAGCCGAATTTGTAGCCAAGTCTATACACATTTTCCGATATTCCCTCATTCGCCCTGTACGCTTTCAATTCTTCTAACAAATCCGATATTTGGTTTCGTGTTTCTTTGCATTCTTTACAACTGAATTTGTCACAATTCATACAACAAAATTTTCTATTTTTTTCAATTGCTTCGTCAATCGTCATTTTTCATTCCTCGCTTTCCACAAACATACCAGATGCAAAATCACATTTGATAGGCTTATCTGCCGTTACTTTTACACCTAATTCGCCGTCATTAAGAGATAATACTACGGTACAATCCTGCAACAAAAATACCTGCATTTCTCCATCTTGCAATTTCTCGCCTTTCCCATATTCATTTTCAAAGGCTTCAAAAATTTTTTTCATGAAATCATTCATTCTACTTTACCTCCAATCTAATTTCTGTCCGCATGATAAGCAGTATTTGTGTTCTTCGAATCTAGCACCCTCTGCATAAATCAAGTCGCCACAAGCAGGACATTCAAAATAGCCACATTCATCGTTAATCTCTGTAGGTTTCATTGGTATCTGTTTTTCAAGTGCTTGTATTGCCATTCCATAAGCTTTTTCAAAAGAACATCCCCATGAAGTATCACATGGAATTGCTTTGCCAAGTTCATTACAATCATATTTTAGCTCTTTAATTGCTTCGCTCTCTTTCATATTATTCCTCGCTTTCTAATAAATATTTATTGTCAAAAACATTGCCGATAACTTCAATTTCAAAACTTTTAATGCTCCATAAATTCCATTGAGCACCAACAGGTAAATAATTGGACTTAATGCAAATCCAAGAATACTGATAATAATTCTTTTGCCAAAATACTTTATAAAGATTTCCTTTCTCGTCTTTTGCAATATCGTTCTCATAAATCAGCTTGCTATTTTTATCTCTCGAGCCGGTACATTGACAGATGGTTGTTTCGTCCACAATCCTGCAAATATCAACATGGTCAACTGGATAAATTCTGTATGTTTCAAATGGTTTATTCTTTTCAATATCCAAAAGAATATTTCCTTGCACCCACTCCCCATTATCAATCCGCTTTGCCTTAAATAAATATCTATCTTTCATTTTCATCCTCCAATCTCACACCACAATAAGGACAATATTTTATACCATGAAGCACATTTCCAAATTGTATGTACCATCCTTTTTTATCCTCCGAATACTGATATTTCACAACGCTAGCAAACTTACAGTTTTTTAGATGTTTACAATTATGCTCTTTCATAAATTCTAAATTATTGCTCATATTTCCTCCTATTCTGCTTCTGCTTGAAGCCATTCAATATGTTTTTGTTTGCAGGTTCCGTCTGGATAGCAACAAGAATCATCCTTTTTCACATAGCATTCTTCACAGTATGCGTTATAAGCCAAAAACTCTGCCAACTCATCGTCCGTCATGTTTCTGATTCTTTCTGCATTAGTCATTCAAAATCAATTCCTTTCTTTTCTAAATTTTTCTTTACGCATTCAATGCAAAGTTCTTCTCCGTCTAGTATGTACAACGTATCTTCATCCTGGCCACATTCATCGCAGTAATAATGTTTGACGTGACGGAATCTGCAACTATCGCCCATACAAGGATAGGCAGGTGTTGCACAATCTCTGCATTCGTTTTCTTCTCTAACCACAAGCAGCACCCCATTCCTTTAATTTTTTTCTTGCTCCTTGTACACAAGCATGAACCCATTGACGAGATACGCCCTCTGATTTTGCAATTTCAGCAAAACTATAACCTTTGATAAGAAGCAAGACATATCTCTTCTCTCTGTTATCCAGCATTTCAATCAATTCTCGCATTCCAAAAATCTCTCCCCAATCAGGGTTCTTTTTATCTGGAATAATCGACTGTAGTGTTTCATTTTCTACACTTCCATCTTCCGAATAGCAATAGTCCAGCGACAATTTATTCTCATCGTCAATTTTTCTTGACTGTCTCCCGTTATAATTTATTTCACGGATTATTGAGTTCTTTATCGCCTTTACCGCATAGGTGGCAAATGGTCCTTTCTTTTTGTCCCACAAAACTGCTGCATTACAAAGCCCAATACAAGCATATCCATGCCATTCTTCAAGGTCATCTAAGTGCATAACACTAAAAATAACGTATGGAACTAATTTATAGTTTTCCTCGACAAGTTTCTTTTGTTCCTCTGTCAGCATTTTTTCCACCGCCCTTTCACTTCGTCAAGAACCGCAATTACGATGTCTTGACACAATTTTCCGTACTTTTCCCCCAAAAATATTCCATCGTCCGTAAATTGTTTCCAGTAATCATCGGAGTTTTCGGGATTGTAATACTTTTTTCTCCAGTTCCAGACATCCGTCCACATTTTTTGTTCTTCCGGAATATCTGACGCTCTCACACTTGACATGGTGTTCACTCCTTTCGATTAAGTAAATGGCGATTCTTCGTATTCCGTCTGCACGAATCCGTCTGATTTATTCCATCCAAGAAGATAGTCCGGGTCGTCATTGTTTCCATAAATCCTTTTTGATTTTTCATCAAACTTCACTTTCCATCCGTTGTAATTCGTTCTGCCAAACACACGATTTTTGGTAACTGCAATAATTCGTGGAAACTCGTCCATGTCCACCTCGTCCTTGTTGACGTTGTAATGAATGATTACTCCAGCGGAATTGACAATGTCGGAATCTCCACGAATTGAATCATCCATATCTTCATCATCAATACCACTATCTTTCCTTTTGTGCGCTACCAAAATAATACAAACGTTGTAGAACCTAGCCATATCCTCTAATTTATGGGATATATTGCTTTGTGAATCCAACTTACTTCCTTTGACATTCGTCTGACTAATCATCGTCATAAGATTGTCTATCAGAATCACTCTTACATTCTGACTTATAATCATCTGTTCAATAGTCTTTAAAAGGTCGGTATCTTCGTCATTTACCATCGTTCTGTCGTATAACATACATTTTCCTCGATACCACTCTTCAATCTCTTCTTTGGCTGATTTACGAACGTAGCGACGGACATACTCGCCACGATTTTCTTCAATCACATTCTGCGGACCAGCGGATTGAAAATCTATAGCGGACTTAAAAAGGAAGTTTGGCAATTCCCCGGAGTAAGCAAACACGTTGTAGCCACAATCAATCGCATTTCCTAAAATCTGACTTGCCAAAGTGGATTTACCTTTTCCGGATTTCCCAGTTATCAAGTTGACACATCCAAATATCAAACCGCCACACAAGAGTTTGTCAACCTCTTGTATTCTTGTTGGTATCTTTTCAAGTGAATACGGATCCACGTCTTTTACGTCAGCAAGGTCAATCACGTTTTCTACCGGAATCGGTATCGCATTCTCAACACATTTTATGACTTGTTCCTTGCCATATTTAAGAAGAATCTCGTTTGCGTCTTTACAGTCAAGATAATTTTCCTCTCTGACGTGCTTAATCTTCGTTTTAAGACGTTTTGAAAGTTCATCCAATAAAGATATAGACCCTTTCTCATAATCGCCAAATACAATAATTTCTTCCCATTTGCAAAGCCAATTCCAACAATAAGGAACCCACGTAAATCCTTTTGCGCCTGTCGGAACAGATACAACATTGTTTATTCCTGCCGTAGCAACTGCCAAACAATCCATCTGACCTTCTACAATTACAAGTCGTTTAAAACTAGTGTCACATTGTTTCATACCAAACAAAATAGGTTTTGTCTTTGATTCGCACCACTCTTTATTGGCATCCTTGGTCTTGTCAAAATCCGTTTTACGGTACTTAACAAATTTAAGTTTTCCGTGTTCGTCATAGAACGGGAACACCAAAATGTTAGGATTCTTGGTCTGAACCGTTATTTCGTATCTCTTTGCAACTTCTTCCGATATACCGCGGCTTTCCAAATACTGTAGTGCTTCTGGTTTTGGAATTACCGGTTCTTTCGGTTGGGGAAGTTCTCGGTACTTTTTCTTCGGTGCGTAGTATTCGTCAATCTCTGTTCCAAGAGAAAAGTCAAAATCTCTTGCAAGAGTTATCATGTTTCCGGAAACACCACAACTTGCACGTAAGCACTTGTGTTGTCCGGTTTTGAGATTGATGGAAAATGTATTGACATTTCCACGTGTCGCCCTTGGTTTGCAATACGGACAAGTCTTAAAAAACAACTCATCCCCTCGTTCCTTACAAAGGATTCCTAC